CTGTGTGCAACAGCACACAACTCAATACTGGAACGACGGCCAGACCCCGCCAGAGGAAGCGTGGGGGATTGTAAAATGAGAATAGTAGTAACACGCTCATTCGGAACGTATCGCAAGGGGCAGCAGTTTGACTGGCAGCCCTCGTTTGCCAAGATCCTGATCGCCCGCGGGCTTATCGAGCCCCTGGAGATGGCCGAGATTGAGACGGCCGACGTTGAGCAGAGGACCGAGACGGCGACGCTGACGCCTCGGAAGAGGAGAAAGAAGAAGCCTGCATGAGCACGATCGTCTACGTTTCGCCTCAAGTGCCTGGTTCGAGCCTGACTCCGTACCGGAGTCTTGTCAGGACCGTGGCTCCGGCAGTCGAGCCGGTGAGCCTGTCAGAAGCGAAGACTCACCTGCGTGTCGACACCGACGCAGACGATGCTTACATCACCTCGCTGATTACCGTTGCCCGCGAATACTGCGAAGAGCGGCTCGACATGACCTTCATCGAGTCAACGTGGGTCGCCAAGTATGACGTCTTCCCACTCTGGGAGCTCTTGCTTCCAAGGCCCCCACTGCTCAATGAGAACATCTCGGTGACTTATCGAGATGAGTCGGGGGCGGATGTAACCATCACGAGCGGGGCGAGCAACTTCCAGGTTGATGCAGCGGTCACGCCAGGCAGGATCTACCCCAACTATCAGGAGGTCTGGCCGGCTGTCCGAGGGGACGAAAACAGCGTCACGGTGACTTACAAAGCCGGCTACGGCGACTCGGCTGCCGACTGCCCCAAGATAGTCATGCACGCGGTCCTTCTCCTTTGCGGCCACTGGTACGCAACCCGCGAGCCGGTGACCGTGGGCACGACCGCGCAGAACATGCCGATCCCGTACACGTTTGACACGCTCATCTCGATGGGCGGCTGGGGGAACTATCGATGAGCCTTGAGGGACTTGTCTCGACCTCCTGCCTGTTTCACGAGAAAGAGGGCACAGCCGCAATCAAGGTCGTGAACGCGGCATCCGCCGAGTCCTACACGAGCGGAAAGGTCGCGATCGTCTCAGGAACCTGTGGCACCGCCGCATCGACCGTCGACTTCTCTCAGTACAAGACTGCCGCTGGCGAGGACTTCGATGTCTCGTCGATGTCATCGGTCTCCAGGCTGGCTTTTTCAGCAACTCCCGCAGGAGTCATGCAGACCTCTGGGAAGATTGCGGTGATGAGCGTCGGGTCAAAAGCCGGCGAGGTGAGCGTCGTGTCGAACCCAGGATTCAGCGGTTCTACACCCACAGCAGCACCGTCGGTGACGGTGAAGTCAGTCAGCGGCACATCCTCGTACACCGTGATGCTCCTCGGAGACTGACAGATGCTCCGAGCCGGAAAAATGCGAGAGCGGGTCAGGTTTCAGGCACCAACGAAGACTCGCAGCCCTTCAGGCGAAGCGAAACTTGCCTGGAGTGACACCGCGACGGTCTGGGCAAGCGTCGATGGCATGTCGTCACGCGACATCATGCAAGCACAGCAGGCCAACGTGATGGCGACGCACAAAATCATCATCCGATACCGCAGCGACGTCGACCACACCAGCCGGATCATCTGGCGAGACAGGACGATGGAGATTGCCAGCGTCACTGACAGAAACAACTTTGAGTACAGCGAAATCCTCGCCAGGGAGATTCAGTAGATGGCTGTCAATATCCCAGGCACGACGCCGCGGATTCTTGATGACGGGCAGACTGGCGCTCAGAGAGCCGGCCAGTTTGTGAACGTCAGGCTTGAAGGCTTGAGGGATCTCGCCCGCGAGCTCCTTCGGCAGTCCACCCGCCTCGGCGAAGACGCAACAGGCCCACTCACGTCGGCAGCAAGAAAAGCCGCGAAGCCGATCATGGACATTTATCGCGAGAACATCTCTGACGTCACTGGAAATCTCCAGAGAAGCGTTAGAGTACAAGCCGGCAGGAAAAAGTACCCTGGGATTGGCATTGCGGTCGGGGGGCCTGTTCACGTCAAGGAAGGCGGTGACTGGGACATTGAAAAGAAGGGTGCGGGGAACCACGCTTGGCTGTACGAATTCGGAACTGGCCCCCGTCGGGTAGGCACGCAAGGCAGAAGAACATACCTCAATGTCCACCAGAGAATTAATGGCCGTATGTCTCGCGTGAACCCAGAAGGGCAAGCGTTCAACAACAAGCAGTTCGAGCGTATGGGCCGGGGTTATTACTTCTTGATGGGGAGCATTAACGAAGATCACCCAGAGCGCAGGGAGGGGCGAGGGGCGTTCGCGAGAGGCAAGAACGGGAAGACTCGCCCTTACACCCTCGGCCCAGGCGAAACCTACCCGGCCATGCCAGCCAGCCATGCCATGGAGATGGCAATCAAGAGGGGCCGCAGCCAATCCTTCTCTGTCCTTGAGAAAGAACTCCGAAAGCTGATCGACCAGAGGACTCGACGATGATCCTCGCACCCGAGCACGCCGTCTACGAATGGCTCGTGACAAACCCCGAGGTCGCGATCCGAGTAGGATTCAACATCTACCCAGTCGCAGTACCCGACGGCGCAGACTTCCCGTTTATTGTTTACAAGCGGGCAAACATCACCCGAGAGCACGCTCTTGGGGGGCCTTTGTTCATGCCAGAGGTAAACCTCCAGGTGGCCTCGTGGTCGCTAACACACGACGCTGCGAGGCAGCTATCGGACTACGTTCGCCTGGCGCTCGATGGCCGCACTGGCACGGCCGCAGGTGTTACAATACATGATATACGGCTAGTTTCCGAAACGGACGACTACCTAGACCCTTCGGCGGTTGGGGCACAGCTTCCGCCAGCATACGAGACACGCCAACTGTACCAAATTCGCTGGTCAGAGGCTACATCCTGACACTTTATTGCGCAGGGAGGCGCTGATAAATGGCAACTTCGGCCCAAGGGCTTACCTTCACTTTCAGCGGGACGGGAATCTCGGTTACCAGCGTTCAGGTTACCGACAACCAAGACCTCCTCGATGCGACGCATCTGGGGATTGCGCCGAATGCACGGAGAATCTTTATCAACGGTCTCGCGACAGACCGAGAGGTGCAGGTTGACTACATTTCCTCGACCATCCTCTCTGCCGGTTCAAGCGGAGCGCTGTCGATCTCTGGCCCGATGTCATTCAGTGGAAATGCAACGATTGCTTCCGCTTCACTGGGCGGCTCGGTCGGAGACTTCGTCAGGGGTTCCGCTACGTTCCGTCTCGCATAGGCCGGAGGTGGACCGTGGGCGTTATTGCATCCGGTGCCACCTTCACCTTTTCGAGCAATCTGGGGGCGTTGGTGGCGAATGTCACGGGGGTCTCGGTGGAGTCCCCCGAGGCAAGGATGGTCGACATGACCCCGCCGTCCGCGCCCGCAGCGGCGATGATCATGGTCCCGACTGGGGAGTATTCCGGCGGCCAGGTCTCTGTGGATTACATCCGATACAGAGACCAGACGGACCCAAACACACTTGTCGGAGGCGTCGGAAGCGTCTCCTTTCTATCGCCTGCCTACTCGGTGACGAGGCAGGTAGTCCTCCGAAGCGCGAGCGAGGAAGCTCGGCTAGGGGAATTGGTCCGCGGGACGCTTTCATTTGCGCTCACGGACTACGCTCCATGAGGTGATACATGCCGGTTCTTGGCAGGGATGCGATAAAGAAAGCAAGCGACGTTAAGGTCGACAAAGTCAGCGTGCCTGAGTGGGGAGGAGATGTTTGCATCAAGACTCTCTCTGGGACTGAGCGAGATGCCTTCGAGGAGGGCTATTCCGAGCAAAAGATGAAGAACTTCCGTGCTCGGTTCCTTGTCCTCACGCTTTGCGACGAAAACGGAGATCGGCTCTACGGCGACGACGAGGCCGGCGAACTTGGCGGAAAGTCAGCCGTCGTTCTCAATCGCCTGTTCGAGGCCGCGTGGGCGCTCAACGCATTCCGCAATGAGGACATCGAAGCCCTGGGAAACGATTCAGCCAGCGCCCCGAGCGACGCTTCTACTTCAAGCTAGCTCTGGCGCTGGGCAAGACGGTCAAGCAACTCCTCAGCGAGCTCGACAGCACAGAGATAGCCGAGTGGTACGCATATGACCAAAGGTGGCCCCTGCCAGACCACTGGCAGCAGACCGCCCGCATATGCCGCATCGTGATGTGTTCAAGCGGAAACTACAAGCGAAACAGCATTCCGAAAGAGGAAGAGTTTATCCCGGCCGCAAAGAAGCCTACGCAGACGACTGACGATATGTGGAGTGAGCTTATGAAGCTCAAG